GCACTAGCGGAGGATGGGTCAGCTTCTAGTACACATATTACACCTAAAGCTTATTACCCAGGAACATAATGGCAAAATACGCAACAGGTAAATATGCAAAAGCAATATCAGATAGATCGGGTATGGAGTTTCCTTACAATGAAATGGTTAGAGAATGGAATGGTTCTTTTGTTCACGTATCAGAGTTTGAACCAAAGCAACCACAATTAGAACCAAAACCAATGAATGGTGATGCAATATCGTTAAGGCATGTTAGACCAGGTAGAACAGAACCTGCTGTTGCAGCTATGTTAGGAAATAATCCTTTTTCTACTACTTTAGGATCAGGAACTGTAACGGTCACAGAAATCAATCACGGTAGATCTAGTGGAAATACTGTAAGATTTAGAAACGTTCAAGGTAGTCCAGGAGGAGTGCCTTTTTCCACCTATGAAAATGCTTCAGGATTTAGTATAACTGTCACCACCACTGACAAGTACACTTTTAGTTTGGGAACAAACGCAAGTATAACAGAAGAGAAGGGAGGACCAACTGTGTCTGCAGGACCAGTTACTATAACACCATGATTAAAAAATTTATTAGTAAATTATTTGGTATTAAACAATGTGAGTGTCCAAAAGAGGATGAACACATAGAATATTACACTAAAGTTCCAGAACCAGAAATTACAAAATGGAAATGTGGAACACATAGTAGATTCAAAAAAAGTTGTCCTATTTGTAAAGAAATAGCAGGAGAAATATAATGGCAGGATTAAGCGCATCAGGATTAAAAACACAAATTAGAAGTTATACTGAAACAGATTCTAATGTATTAACAGACGCTGTTTTAGAAAATATAATTCTTAATGCTCAGTATAGAATATTTAGAGATGTTCCTATCGATGCAGATAGAAAACAACAAGATGGTAATTTAGTAACTGGTCAATCAACTATTAATGCTCCAGCAGGGGCAGTTTTTATAAGAGCCATACAAGTTTATGATTCAACATCAGCTGTAACTGGACCAAATGTTTTTTTAGAAAAAAAAGATGTTACTTATTTACAAGAATATATTTCATCAACAGAATCTGCAAAAAGAGGCCAACCTAAATATTATGCTATGTTTGGTGGTGCTACAGGTGAATCAGACACTACATCTGGTAGAATGATATTTGCACCTGTGCCAGATACAACTTACAAATTTAGAGTGCATTATAACGCAATGCCTGTATTGTTAGAGAATAATGATACTAATTATATTAGTCTTAACTTTCCAAATGGACTATTATATTGTTGTTTATCAGAGGCATACGGATTTTTAAAAGGTCCGATAGATATGTTGACTTTATACGAAAATAAATATAAACAAGAGGTACAAAAGTTTGCTAATGAGCAAGTTGGTAGAAGGCGAAGAGATGACTATACTGATGGCACTGTTCGTATACCAATAAAATCAGCAAACCCGTAGGAGAAAAAATATGGCAATAACATCTGCAGTTTGCACAAGTTTCAAAGTAGAACTTTTAAAAGGAGTTCACAATTTCACAGCTACAACTGGTAACACTTTTAAGATAGCTTTATATACAAGTGATGCAACTTTAGGGGCTTCAACAACAGCTTTTTCATCATCAAACGAAATTACAAATTCATCTGGAACTGCATATACTTCAGGTGGAGCAACACTTACAAGCGTGACTCCTACTGCTTCAAGCACAACAGCTGTTTGTGATTTTTCTGATGTAAGTTACACAGATGCATCTTTTACAGCAAATGGAGCATTAATATACAATAGCTCTGCATCAGGTAATCCTGCATGTGTTTCTATTGCATTTGGTGCAGATAAAACTGTAACAAGTGGAACTTTTACAATTCAATTCCCAACAGCGGACGCAACGAACGCAATCATACGATTAGCATAAGGAGGAAGTCCTTATGGCCAATACTTGGAACCAATCAGGCACAACCTGGAACACTGGTCGTTGGGGCACAACCGACCCTATAGTAACAGGTTGGGGTGCAAAATCTTGGAATGAACCGGGAACTACTTGGAATGATTTAGGGGATCAAGAGGTTGATTTAACAAGTCCTGGTGCGATCACTGTATCTTTAGGCACTGTATCTATCACAACAGAAATTAATAAAGGTTGGGGTCAAGATACTTGGGGTAATGAAACTTGGGGTGAATCAGGAATGTTGGTTGAACTAACAGGGCCTGATCCAATACAATCTAATGTATCTGCAAATGCTTGGAACGATGCTTCATGGGGAGAAGGTCAAGGTTGGGGTATATTCTCATTAGCGGTTGCAGATGTAATGGGACTAACAGGTGTATCTTCAACAGGAAGTGTTGGTTCACCTACCATAATTGGTAACGTAAGTTTCTCCATAACGGGAGTTTCAGCTACATCAAATGTTGGTTCAGTTACTGTTACTGATCAAACAATGGGATTAACTGGTCAAACAATAACATCGGCAGTTGGAAGTTTATCACCTGCTGATGTAATGGGATTAACAGGAGTTTCTGCAACAGGAAGTGTTGGCGATATATCAATTAATTCAAGTCCGATTGTAGATATTTCTGGTCAAGCAATCACATCAGCTGTTGGAAGTTTATCACCTGCAGACGTAATGGGATTAACAGGTGTTTCTGCTACTTTCTCAGTTGGATCTTTATCACCTGCTGACGTAATGGGATTAACAGGTCAACAAGCAACTGCTTCTGTAGCTGCTTTTGGCACTGCTTCGGGCTTTGGAATTCAAGCGTATCAAGCTGTTGACACGGGTTCAAATTCTTCGTATACAGATGTTGCAACTGGATCAAATACAAGTTATACTGACGCTGCATAGGAGATAAAATATGGCATCAACATTTAGCCCTCTGGGTATAGAACTTCAAGCAACTGGTGAAAACGCCGGAACATGGGGGACGAAAACTAACACAAATTTAGAAATAGTAGAACAAATAGCTGGTGGATTTACACAACAAGCAGTATCTGATTCTGGAGATACAACTCTTTCAGTATCTGATGGATCAACTGGTGCAACTCTTGCACACAGAATGATTGAATTTACTGGTTCGCTTACATCAGGCAGAAACGTAACTATACCTATTGATGTTCAAACTTTTTACTTTTTAAAAAATTCAACAAGTGGTTCACAAAACGTAACTTTTAAATATGTTTCAGGATCTGGTAGTACTGTAGCTGTTGCTCCTTCAAGCACCGCAATAGTATTTGCATCAGCTAACGATGGAACAAATCCAGACATTATCGACATTGGAATGGGTGATGTAACACTTACTGGAACACAAACTTTAACAAATAAAACTTTAACTTCACCTAAAATTGGAACTTCAATTTTAGATACTAACGGTAATGAATTAATTAAAGTAACAGCTACAGGTTCAGCAACTAATGAATTAACAATAGCAAACGCAGCTAACGGAAGCGCTCCAACTATTTCAGCGACAGGAAGCAGTGATTCTAACGTAAATATTAATTTAGTTCCAAAAGGATCTGGAGAAACTGTTTTTGGAACAGGATCAGCGGCAGCTGCTATTACAACAAGTGGTACACATGATCTTGTATTAGATACAAACTCAGGAACTAACTCTGGAAGTATTACGATTACTGATGGTGCAGATGGAAACATTAACATAGCACCAAATGGTAATGGTGTTGTTCAAGCTGGTGGTTCAGCAGTAAAAGTTGCTGGTAAAGAATCTATTTGGATTCCAGCAGTTGCTATGTATCCTAACACTACAAACGGTTGTGCAGCATTAGCACAAGTGGAATTATCAAATGGTCCTGAAATTAAAACTTTAGATTTTGACAAAGACTCAGATGAAAATGCTCA